TCTTCACCATATTCTTTTAGTATTGCATTAATGTCGTATCCTGCCATTATTTGTCCCATGCCTTTGCTGCGTTAAAGTTGTTGAAACTAAATTCTAACCTATCGATTAGTTTTAATGCTTCACCAGATAACCTATCAACAACAACAAAACCTTCTGGATTAGTAACCTTAAACCCATTATCAGTTTTGACGAAAGTATTTGTTATCTGTTTTATTTCTTGTAATTTTTTCACAATCATATTTTTTGCATCCACCATAATATTCATTAAATCAAAAATTGATTGTAAGTGTATTGAATTGGATTTAAAAAATCTAATAATTTCATTTTTTTCCATAATTCTTTTTTGTTTTGTCTCTTCTCTTTTAGCTGATAAAATTTCTTTATTTAATTTGTCTTCAATATATTTTATCATCTCTATTGTATGAACTCTAGTATTTACAACTTTTTCACCAGACCTAACTTTTGAATTATTAAAGGTTTTTATATGAGTTCTATAAATTTCTGAAGCGGCTATTCTATTTAGAACCAGTGAGGGTATTGTTTGTAATAACCTACCTGATGTGGACAACAAACTGGTAATTTGTTTCGTTTCTTGTTGAGTAAATGTAGCAGTGCCTGAAGCATCGATAAAAGAAGCATCACGAAACCACACATCTTTTGTTTTTGTCAAATGACCAATATCTATGTTAAAAGATGCTTTCATAGTTTCCATTGTTCTGCCGGAATAAGAAGTGTGAAAAACAATACCAATTTGGGATTGAATCATAGAATTTGCCAAAGGAGTATCGACAGGTACAGCATAAACGATGGTATTCGGCTGAAATGTGAAATACTTCTCTCCGTTTATAGTTTGTTTTTTGATATCACCTTTAGTAAACATCATATCACCTTGTAAGATTCCTTTAATTCCTAATTTTGGTAAAAATGCTAATGCTGTTTTTAATTTACTATTCAGGCCTTCAGATGGATGATTTTTATCAATGTCTGAATCGGTATAATTTAATTTAGCACCTTTGTTAAATATACTTTTAGTACCAACAAAAAATTTACCATTTTCAGGATTCACACCACAAAAAATTGCAGGTGCGCCATCCCATTTTGTCGTAACATTAATTTTAGATTGTGAATGTCCAGCAAGCATATCTCTGAGTGATTGAAGAAAGTTGATAGATTCTCTAGCACCAACAACTCCACGATTGAGAATGTTGTCTTCAAGGTGTTCTAAGTGAAGGTTCTTACCTTCTTTTGCTTCCGTTAAAAAATCTGAAAATTTCATTTTTAATATATCTTTATAAAAGGACCATTAGTGTCTCGAAATTCTTTTTTAGCTCCATAGTAAAGAGTTTTCAACCACTCTTGCATTAAGCCGTTTTTTTCTATTAAAGCCCAAGCATAAGCCCAACGCATACAAGTTAATTTTGATGACAACCTACCTGCTGCATATCTTGTAGATTTTTCTTCTCTTATACAATAGTCTAAAACATCTTCCCAAGAACCAGTTTTGACGATTTGGTTTTTCCATTTAACATGCATATCACCAAAATCTATTTTTTGTGAATTGACTTGAAACTTCGATAAAGCTTTTTGAAAATCAACCCAATACTTTCTCGTATCACCACTCCAACCACCAACATCCGGAATGTGTGGGTCTTTTCCTGCATTTACAGGTCTAACTATTTGTAATTTATTATAGTATTTTGTAAAAAAATCATCAATAGCATCAGCAGAAGCTTTACCAATTTTTGCGCCAGCATCTTTTCCTGTTGGTGTTAAATCAGTTTGAACACCACCTCTAGGTGTTGACATATTAAAATTTCTTGTCTGCCAATTTATAACCACATCTCCAGCTTTAAATGTTCCAGCAATTTCACCGTTGTCTATTTCTGTTGCAGTCTTACTATTTGTTCCAAAGTTTAAATAACACTTGAGTGGTCCTACAATTTCAAATTTAATTTCTTTTTGTTTCCCTCTACCCATATTGGATAATTCTAAATCAGCTTTCAGTTTTGTTTTTGAAATTGCTTTGAGTGAAACTGGTACCAAATCTTTTGACTCTATCAATTCTCTCATGTAGGAATTCATAGCATATATGTTTGCCATTTCGTCTGGATTTTTAGTTATCGAATCAAAATGTTCCTTTATCAACCTCTCTTTATTTTTTCTAACCATATAGATATCTGCCGGATTCCAATTATCTTTAGTTTTTACACCACACCTCTCTTTAGCAATACCTTCTAAAAAAGACATGAAACCGTTATTCTCATCTCTAGAATATGAATAACTTTTATTTGTTCCCAGATAAGACTGTAATGCTATACATTGTTTAATGTATGTTGACATCCAGATTTCTCTCAGTTTTAGGTTTTTGGCCAAATCGGGATAAACAGAAGAAACTACGGAAAATAATTCAGATTCTGTTGGTGTTTTTACACTCTCTATCCACAAATTAAAAGCAACTTTAGAACCATTTTCCTGTTTTGCTGTTTCTATCGCATTACCTGCCATCAAATACTCCTGTTTTAATGGAGTATTTATCCTACATATTTACCGAATAATGTCAAGCACTTTTCCGTTGGTCCAGACTTCTTGTTCATTACGGATTCGACCTTCTGTTTTCAAAGTTTCAAATCGGTTGATGGCCTTCTTACGCCACCACTCAATAATATTGGTTAGGTTATGTTTCTCATAATTTTCACCTGGAATCAATTTATCTGTTTTACCATTAACAAAATCGACCATGTTTTTGAAACCATAATCTGAAACAAAATATCTCTTATGTTCATTCAAATTCTTGGCATTTTCTAATGTCGCAGTAAACGTGCTTAAAGCGCCTTTATCACTCTTTAATGATGCTTTAATGATACTCACCATCGCATTAGATATCTTTAGTTTTCGACTAGAAGCACCCTCTGGTGCAAGTGGTTCACCAATAATTCCTTCAATGTATTCTTTTAGGTCTGTATAAGTTTTACCGTGCAACATAGGTAAGAAATCACTATCAGTTAGTCCTTTGAAACGAATCAGTGGTTTCATACCATCATATTGTGATACTGCCTTAGAACTACCATATAAACTGGTAGTCTCAAATAGGCAAGTCGTCATTTTATATTTGGCATCCATCATTTGCCGAACTTCGTGTGATGTGCAGATTGCCGCAAGTAATTTGCCACCAAGGTAATTAAACCCAAAAGGTTGTGCTGGTACAATAACGAAACCCATAATTGCACATTGATTGAACAATTGGGCACCGCCTTGGACTTGCGTAAAGACTTGTCCAAGCATTTCATTTCTTGGCTTACAGTTGATGACTGGTGAGCCCAATCGAATGAAACCACACCACTTTCCTGTACTTTTCTCCAAAACTGCCAAACGTAAACATCTGCCAGGAATACTCGTCATATTCGAATGTGAAGAAATCATGTCGAGGTAAATATCCCAACGGTCTTGCGGCAATTCTACAACTTCAAATTCCATATCAGAAGGTGACATGGTAAAATCAGAAAATAAATCTTCTTCTGGTCCCATACCAGGCAAAACAAATGGTCGTTCTGCCATAGCAGTCAGTTTCTGTTCTCTCATGTATTCATCAATTCGGCCGAATTTATCAAAATAATCGGAGAATACATTAGCACATTTAATTGCTTGTTCTGTTGTCAACCTCATACTTTTAAACCACCAAAATTCTTGTTGAATTTACTTTCCCTATTACCAAAAGTATTTAATGGTTTATCATCATGGCCAGAATCTGCAATATCAACTTGAGCCGATTCTTCAGCATCATATAAACGCATCTTTGATCTGTCAATACCAACAACAAATCGTTTGTAAAAACCTGGGTCATTATAACGATTCTTCAGTTGTTTGACCATAATTTGATTGAGTTGTTCCAATTCTTCATTACTAATCAATGCAAACATAAAGTCAGCAGTTGCAGGTAGACCAAATGATTCTGATGTGTCTTCAAGACCTGGATCAGAGTTGGTGTAACCAGACCTAGTTGTTTGGGTTGCAGAAACTACCGGCACGGCATATTCAACAGCAAGACCTCGCAATTCTTCCGCAATCGCTTTAACATAACTATAAGAATTCACATTAGCTCCAGGTTTAATCCTAGAAGAAGAACAAATGTTTAGATAATCAATGAAGATAATATCTGGTTTGAAACTCTTTTTCAATGTCAATTCATTTAACAAAGCTCTGAAATGTAATGCAGAAGCACTTGCTGTTGGATATTCTTTGATGATAAGTTTACCATTTACCTTATTCTTTAGGTGTTCAAACTTTCTCTCATATTCTTCTTTCGTCAATTTGTATAATTCAGACAAATCAACATTCAATAAGTTCGCATCAATACGTTCAGCAATCTTTTCTTCAGACATTTCGAGTGTGATATACAAAACATTTTTGCCTTGTGATAAACATCCCGCAGCAACGTGACACATAAACAACGACTTACCAACACCGGTGCCAGCGAGTGCAATGTTTAGTGTTTTGATTGGTAGACCACCTTTAGTGATTTTATTAAACAAATCCAAATCAAATTGAATTCTTGTTTCTTGTTTGTGATAAAAATCATAACGTGAATCATAGTCGCCAATATAATCATGACCAACATGTGAATCGAAAGAAACACCCAGCGCATCACTCAAAAGTTTAGGGATTTCACCTTTGTTTTTGTTTTCCGCATCAGTATCTTCTAAGATTTTAACTGAGTGCATGATTGCATTGTATATGGCTTTATCTTGACAAAACTTCTCTGTTTGTTTTAACAACCATTCCAATTCGGAGGTTTCTTTTTTATTATCATTTATATCTTTAAGTAGTTCTACACAATTTTTCACTTCAACATCATTGAGTTTTTTGGACTCGGTGAAGTTAATCAATAAAGATTCATATGTTGGTAGATTTTTAAATTCATGTATGTAGTTTTTAATTTCTTTAAAAAACTTTTTATGTATATTATCTAAAAAATATTCTTCTCTTATGAATGGTAATGTTTTACGTGTGTAGTCTTCATTAAACAATAAATTTTTAAGAATTACAACTTCAAGTTGACTCATTTACTAATGCCTTCTGTTTTATGTATTCCTGTAATACATCTCCTAATATTGTATCAAATTCAACATTATTAGTCAAGTCTTCCAGTGAAAAATCACCAGAATACATCACCCTATAATGGAATTGTAATCTGGCGTATTCGCCCTCTTCGGTTATTTTTGCGTCATCATAAACGACAATAACATCTTTGTATTTACCAGACGTTATGGTAAAATACGTGTTATCTTCTTTATGGTCTACAAAAAAATCAGGCTTCTTCGACCTCTTCGGAAACATCCGAATTATATTGTAAAATATCTCCGTAAGCAATCTCATATTTTTTCTTCACATACTGTTTAAATTTGTCATTGTTTAAAATATCATTCCAAAACTCTTTGTGATGTGTTTCCGATTCTCGACATTTTTGTCCCAGTTCACCAGTAGATTGGTCCACTTTCGCATACCATCCATTGGAAGGTTTCGTAACGAAACCACCTTCTAAGGCCACATCCAATAAACCTGAATACTTCTGAATACCACCATCAAAGTTTACAGTGACGGGAATCTTAGACTTTTCTCTAACATAACGGGATTTCTCTACATTAATGATGAAACTATAACCAGTCAATTCGGCGCCGGTCTTTTCCTGTTGGCGTCCAAGAATCCAAATTGTATCAGCAGAATAATAACTGCCTGTGCCACCACCAACAATATCTTTCGGAAACATTCCGATTTCTTTGTAAGTATGGTTGACAACAACCATTGGAATATCTTTAATGGTCAAGTGTGGTGTCACCATGCGGAACAAAGATTTCATCTGTTTAGCTCGTGACATATCTGCAACAGACTTCTCATTCAACGCATCCTCGACTTCTTTCTTTGATGCTAGGTTACCAATCGAATCAAGTACGATGATGACTTTATCATCTTTTCCCAACTCCTGCAACTGTTTCATAATATCAAACTTCAATTGTTCAACATCAGTAATTGGTGTATGTAGAACTCTTTCCATATCAATATTAAATGTTTCAAAATATCTGATTGGTGTACCAAACTCGGAATCATAGAACAAAATGACCGCATCTTTGTATTTGTTGACATAGGCTGAAGCCATCAATAAGGCAAAAGCCGTCTTAAAGTGTTTTGATGGACCTGCAAGCATAG